CCAGACCAACCTCCGCTTTCAGCAACAGCCCCGGACACCGCGACAAATACCCCGGCTCCTTCCCGCCTTCCGGAATAATCTCTGGATAGAGGTTAATCATTCGGTTATCAGCAGCATTGACTGACCTAGCTACGAACTGCCCGCCAAGGATTGGAGTTTTCATTTATCTATGCCTTATTATTTGTTGGTGCGCGGGGACGTCGAAGCCAGCTGGAGGGTAGGCCAATCGACGCTCCGCATCGGTCATACTCAACCGAGACTGTGTTAAGCGGGCTTCTGCTTCCCCAGCAAGTCTACGATATCTCTCATAGGGAGTTTTTCCTACTAGGGCCGCTACTTTCTCCTGCGCCAAAAGAAGATTTTTTGTTCCAAGGGTTTTTAACGCTAATCCCATTTTCCTAAACTCTTCTGGATTCTCTTGCTTTAGTTTTTTTATTGCTGGTATATCTTTTGCTTTATAAGCTGCAGTTACCTTTTTTGCGAAAGGGTTGGTTAGGGCAGCCTGCAAAGATTCGCTAGTTTTAGCGAATTCCTTCATACCACCACCGCCAGCAAATCCTTCAGCTTTTTGCACTCCATGTTGGATTTCATGTATAGCAGTGCTTGTTGGATTCTCCCCGCGCAAAGAGACCTTCAAACCAGCCCTAGGTGAGAAAGAGCCTAAGGTGCCTTGGTCTAAGGTCAGGGAGAAAGGGGAGGCTTGAAGGTTGGGATAGGCTTCTAGGACGGGAGCTTCCAGAGCCTCGTCTACTCGAGAGGCCTTGCTGGCCGTATCTTTCAACTTCGCGGCCTTGTCGCTGATTTCCATCCGAGGGAGTTTGTCAGGGAATTTGAAAGTTACGCCGAGCCTCCGCCAGATTTCAGTATCAGCAACGCCGGAAGCTTTTAACTTCTCCGCGGCCTTTAGCACTCCGGTTTTTCCCATCTGTGCAATTCCCTTTATGCCAATAAAAGTTCCCGCTCCCATGCCAACATCAAGAGCCGACTGCGCAATAAATTTATCTTCCTCCGGAGTTAATTTGCGGCCCTCTTTATGTGCTTGTTGAATTAAGTCCGTACCAGCTCGGAACCGTACCCAAGGTTCATCAAAGCGCTCTTTAACTGATTTAATAGTATTTTTAAGGGCGTTGTATTTTCCGGGGCGGAAGCCACCACTTTTAGGGATGCCACCTTCCACAGCTCCAAGGGTCGAATAGACATTCTTATCTGGATTCACCGACAATGCGTTGTACTTTGGCATATTAATAGTTCCCGGAAAAGATATTAAATCGCTCTTGTTTGCCCAACAGGCTCGCTGGTAGCGCCATTATATCCTGCGGGGAGTTGTTAGCCTTTAGAACCCGCTTGGAGGTCATAGCAAGGCGCTGGGTGGATGCCGGAGGTTCCAGGCCAAACTCCATGCAGATTTCGCATGCGAGATTGTAGATAAACGCGCGCATATAGCCAGGGGGCACTATAACATCGGTTACGAGATCGGAGAGCTGAGCGAGTTCGGTAATCGAAATGAAATGGAACTCCAAGTCTTGCGTAGGAACTGGATAGAGTTCAACTGTTATATCCGGCACATTCATGTTTATGTGCATTAGCTGCGGATAGGTAGAGGTTACCGTTTTCAGGGCGATTGCGTTGTATTGCTCTTCGTTTATGATCTCCAAGCCATAGCTGATACCTGTTCCTGGGTCTTTGAAATAGGTGGAGTCATCTACTTTCTGCGGACGGTTGCCGGAGAGGTCTCCAGAAGGTCCGATGGTACGGGAAAGAGTGTTAGCTGGCCAGGTGAAGATTTGATCTTGAGTTGAGAATACGGATAAGCGCTCGGCCGACCAGGAATCCAGCATACTGTTAAAAGCTTGTAGGATATCGGCAGATTCATCGGCAGATGGAGTTTCTCCGCTGGCGAGAATCCCCCCACACTTCCGCATAGCTGCGTTGATTATTTCACCAGATGTAAGGATCATCGAAGACCTCCAAGGCCCCCGGTTAAGGGGGCTGAGTGTTGTTAGCTAACTCGGTATGCGGTCCAAGCGGCGGTTCCTGTTTTCCGGAACCTCCAGGTTCCAGAGGAACCAGCTGCGGTTGTGATCGGCAAGGTTGCCATACCTACTAGGGTGATGCCGGTTCCAACGGCCACAGTAATAACGCCGGTGGAAGTTCCAAGGTTGATAATAGTGAGGTCGAAGGTTGTGTTGACCTTTCTATTGGGGATTGCCGCGTCCAGAGCTACTGCAGTTGGCAGGGTGTAGGTTGCAGCGGTGGTTGAAGGATCACCAACCAGCACCTTTCCTAATACCTGCGTAACGGTTAAAGTTGCGGTGGCTGTTGCGGTTTGTGGAGCGGGGAGAACTCCAGTGAGTACCTCTGCTTCCCTTCCATCCCCTACCTGCATTCCTGTTCCTGCATATGTGATATCACTTGGTGCTGCCATGATTATTGCTCCTTATATATTCCCATCGGACTTGACAGAATCAGGTCGCGATACGATGAATTGATAGTTGCCAGCGACAGCGGTGAGGTCGCCTGCGGTTGGGTTGGAGAAGGTTATTCCAAGGGTGTTGGCTGCGGTCACCCGCGCGCTGGCTACTACTATGCCAGCGGTTTGGGCAGCCACACTCGATATCCCGGAAATAACATCCCCGACTCGCAGACCGTTTACGGCGAAGGTCTGCTCAACGGAAGTCACATCGTCGGTTTGTGCTGGAGTTAATGAAACCACAACAACCGACGCGGTGACTATGTTACCAAGAACATAGCTCATTGATTACCCCCAGAGCCTGACGCCGAGTTCAGGACGAAGAGTTTTAATTCCATAGAGGACGTCGATACGGCAGGGCAGACGATCATTGTTGATATCGTACTGACGCACTATACGCATTGAGATCCCATTGTGGACTTGACGGGATGCCATATCAACGCCCTGAGGCATAAGGAGGTCCGCGGTAGCCAGGGTGAAAGCGTTCTCATGGAAGACCAGGTTCTGCGGATAGACTCCGTTGGTTGCACCCATGAAGGTGAGGGCTGCGGAGGCCTGCGGGAAGGCGTTGACGGTGGCCAGTGCGTGCTCCGCGGTGTAGATTGGTGGGGAGATTGACAAGGTTCCAGAGGTTGTGGAAGAAATGTCAAGGTCCTCGGTTACTACGAATTGCTGCAAAGAGCCGGTGGAGACGCGGGACTGCGGGTTTACGCTGTATACATTCGCAATGGTGAATACATCCCCGACCTTAAAAGTTGGGGAGCCGGAGGTGAAAGTTATAGGGAGAGTTGCCTGTCCCTGCGTGGTGATGGTTGCTGCGTTGATTGGCGCAGTTGGAGTGGTTCCGCGGGTATGGGTAGAGATTCCCTGCCCCATTGAGATTTCATTGTAGCCGAGGACGTCCGATCCCATCATGCCGGTACGGAATTGCTTGGAGATGGTAGAACCGGAATGGAACAAGCCCTTCATACCTTCGACCAGAGCAGCGTTGGCTGCGGGATTGACCACAGCAATTCTCGGGTCCATCATCGCATTGATCTCGTTGAGCTTCTGCTGAGCCTGCAGCAAGACCAAGGAGGTTGACGGAGTTGTGCCGGGAGTGCCGACTGATTGATACAGGGATTTATAGACAGTCTGCGCGATATCCGATTCAATGCTGGCTGCGAGCTGAGAAATCCGAGGCTTGAGTTTGCGCTCTGCGAAGTCATCGATGTTCATCTTGAGCTCGGCGGTAGTGAAATTCAAGCCAACGTGCTTTTGGTTGGTGAGGGTCATGGTGGTGAACTGCTCGTTGTCGTCCTGCACGCCGAGGGCCGCACCATCGGTTACCAAGCACCGATCAGGCAAGCGAACTCGCAAGGAAGAGCCAATCTTCGCGCCCTCTACTGCGAAAGCGGAATCGTATTGCCGATTGATGTTTCGGATTAAGGGGGAATTCATTTCAAGTATATCAAGGCACTTGAAAGTGATCATGTCGATTGTTAAACTGGTATTAGCCACGGAAAATCTCCTTATTTGTAACCTTTAGCGGCGAACAACTTCGCCCGACGAGCGCGATCTTTAGTGATCCACTCTGTCGCTGACATAGTTGTTGAGCTGCGTGGGTCAGTTGTATCGTATGCAGGGACGGTTGTTTTTGCCGCTGCGATTGGCTTGATTGGTGCGGGTGCGGAGGATACTTTCTTTACCGCCGGTTCTCCTGCCTCCAACCTTGCCTCTAGTTTGCCGAGTTCTTTGATCTGCATCATAGGCGGCAGTTTGAATATACGTTCCGCCTCTTTCAAGTTGCTCCCCAAATAATAAGCCATATCCGTTGCAAGCTCTGAAGATTTAATAGCTGATGCCATATCCGCAGTCATGAATTTATGGGTATGCGCTACTTGTACGTAGTCGGGGTACTTGTCCTCTGCTGCGTCGATTAAATCCTGGTACTTTTGCTCGATCTCATTGACCGAGCGGCTCTGGTCCCTGTGTGCAATCTTAGCATCCGCCCTCTCGTCAGCAAGCGCATCAAGATACTCTTCTGTGGTGGAGAATGCTGAAGGATCGAGCTTTGACTCAATTTTCAGCGGGGCTGGTTCAGCGTTTGCTGCCATCTCCCTTTCGAACTTCCTGCGTTCCCGCGCAAGGCGTTTGCCAAGCTCGGCCTCAAATTCCTTTTGAGTTAAGGTTGGGGTTTCAACTTCAGGGGAATCGGAATCCGAAGCCCGCCCTTCCTGCTCCGACCCTTCTGCCACTTCTCCAGTCTCCGGTACGGTCGTTGTTTCCGGTTCCTGTCCAGGGATTGCTTCCTGTTCTACTACGATATCTTCTGCCATTTCAGTCTCCTTAGACTCCAGGGAATTCGCCCTGTTCGATAGGTGCTACTGCTTTCAAACCCCTCGCTTTGCTTTTCCTCTGTGCCAAGCGGTTACCCCTAGAATAGCCCCAGGGATCGCAAACAGCGTTGCGAAGGCGGTTACCAATTCTGGAATCATCCGCAAAGCCTCTGTGTTTTTATCAATAACAGCATTATAACCGAGGATGCAACATAATACAACTACAAAACCGAAAGCCGTTCCTGATATAAATCCCCAATAAGGGCGCCAGGAATATTGCGGCCAACGCTCGGAGCTAGCTTCTGCTTGCATGGTTTGATTGACAGCCTTCGGTAGTTCTTGTCCAACTTCCTCAAGCTTCAAAGCTATCCCCTCAAGTTCAACCCTGGTGCTGTCGCTTACTGCCTCTTTGCCGGTTATTGCGGTACGAATATCCTTAGCAAGAGTGCCAATTCCTTTAGCGGCCCCCTCAACACCCGAACCGAAAAAATCAGAGATAAAGTTACTCATTACTTACCATCGCCTCGGTTGCCCGGATTTAGTATCCAAATGTATGAAATTCTTATATATACCTATCCCATACTTACCAGGATATTTTTTAAGATAATAGTCGGCAAGTTCGCTTATAGAGATTTCCCTGATGCAGTGGTCAATCGCTCTGCCGTATAGATGTTGGCTATCTTTGGACCCTCCAACATGCTTATTCCAGTTCGCACATCTACAACCACTATTAACATCTAAGGTACATTTATTCCCGATTATCCCACTGAAATAATCACAAGCCTGCTGTACTACCATAAGTGTTTCATAATCTATCGTATCAAACCCGCAACTGCAGTTGCAGGCTACTTCGTGTCTGGAAATGTTGGTTGTTAAATCACCCATTATTGCCCCCTATTCGTAGACGATGGTGACTGCCAAAGTGCTAGCAATAACCGCATAGAGGCCTTTGTTGAAATACAACCCCGAGCTGATAAGGAAGCTGGAACCAGCCGCCGGGGTTAGGGTTGCGATTATCACTGGATCGTCAGTATTGCCGTCTTCCGAATCATAGAAGGTAATGGTTCCGGTTGAGGTGGAACTGACGATCATTCCGATTAACTTCCCACCGCCGACTTTGATTTGGCTAGTAGCGGATATTGCTGAATAATTGCTCATTAGGTTGTACTCCTGGTTAAGGATTTTTATAGTGGTTGTTGGGGCGGCTGTCCCTGCATAGGCGGTTGTTCGCCGGGATTATTATTCTGTAATCCATCGGGATTTCCTATCTCAGCCCTTCCTGCTGCCAAGTCCCCTGAATCCATCATTGCATGCAGCGTCCCCATTATCGTATCCTGCATTTGCAGTTCCGTCATACTCTCCTGCACAGCCGCGATCCGTTTAGTCTCAACATCGAATTTCTTGATATCGAGTTCTTGCTGCTCGAAGCTGGTTTGGACGTTCTCCAGGAGCCTGCGCATAGCTTCCATCTGCTGGCCCATGGCCTCGATTTGCTGTTGAGCTTGCAGGACCTCAGGTGGAGGTTGATCGGAGAGGAGCTTGGGATCAATTGTCCTGCGGAGGCGTTCGGCCAACTTCTCCGATCCTGGCCAATCCATACTCTTCACTAGCAAGTCCCCGGCAACCGCCCATAGCTCTGGGTTCCCTTGCATTAGCGCAGACATACTTTCCGCGGCTTCTTGTCGCTTGGTTGTGTAGGAGGGTCCGGTTATCACACAGACATCATATTTTCCGACTCCGGGGTTGAAAATCGACTTGATAACCGCTCCGGTATCGGGATCGATTATGTCCTTTTTGGCTTCTGGTTGTTCCGGGTCAATCTCAACCTGATCAACTTCCCCATCGACTCCCATAATGCGGGCGATGCGTTTGGTATCCAGCACCTTCGGGATTAGATCAATAATTTGACGAGTGGAAAACCGTATAGCACGAGCAAGGTTATCAACATAATGATACGTGCCGGTGTCAGCTTGACGTTCCCGCGCGAGTATGGCCTTCCCTGATCTTTCATTACTGGTAGCTCCCATTGAAGAATTATATTGCCCGGTTACGGATTTAATGTCGTCAGAGGCAGCCATTTTCGCAGATATCAAACCGGATTGCGCCATTACCGGTTGAGAGCGCTGAGGGAGGGGGAGCGGCGCGCCTTGCCCATCGACGATATCCGGGTTGACTTCCAGATAAGGCCAGGGGATAGTATTGGCTGTTTTCCATTGGGTTTCATAGCCTTCGAATTGTCCGCCATATCCGACAAATGGAGCCTTAGGGGCAAGAGCGAGCATTTCCGCTTCCTGACTTGACCAATAATTATACATGCGCTGCGGGTCCTTGGCATTGCGGATAAGGCCGGATATATGCAGCTTTCCTTCGATCTCATACTCGTTGCCGATTACGCGGATAACTGGAATCCATTTCCCCGGCCAGATCTGCTCTTCCAGGACTTCGAAGCCATTGATCTTGCACCACTTTACCACCTTTCGATCAGAGGTTCGGGTGCGAATTGGCTTGATTCCCCTTGCCCGCGCTTCCAGATCAATTGCGCTGCCTTTCTCGCACGGCCCGGATGGGTACAAGCAAAGCTCCACCATCTCATGTTCGATGTAGAAATACTCTGCAATCCGAACGGTTGATTCGTTGACCCAGCCAGACATTCCCGCATCCCCGATTCCGCTCGACATTAAAGAGGAGAGGGGGGTTGCATCTGGGAAGTCCCGCTCATACTCTTCCTTAAGGATATCAGTTGTAAGGAAGCACCATTCAGCATCGGAGCCGCAAGGGTCTTGGATGGTCGGGTCCATGTAGACGGAGAACTGATTGCGGATACGGCCGATTCTTATCTCCTGCTCGAAAGAATCTTCATCTATCCAATCGGTGAGTAATCGGAAATACCCTTCCCCGGTTATTACCTGGGCGCTGCAAGCCGTGTCATAGGCGACATCAGCATCGGAAATATACTCGATATGTCGGATTATCCCGGTGTAGACTTCCGCCAGATCATTGTCAGCTTCATCGTTGACTGGGATGGTTTTGCCAGAAGGCCGATTCTGCCGTTGGTCGTTGGTGACCTGTTGGACGTGCTGCGGGAGTTTGTTGATGGTGAGGCAAGGCCGCGCGGAAATGGTTTGCCCTTGGGAGGTGCCGCGGGTGCTTAGAACATCACTCGGCCATTGCCATTGGTTGTCAGGGCTGCCCGCTAAGAACTTCAGGTCCTCCAACTCAAACCCCCGACTCTCCGAGAGTGCTGCGATTGCCAGCTCCATGCGCTTCCGCGCGAGGCTTAGCAACTCAGTATTATCTTCCTTTTTCGGCATCAGTTCCCCATCCAGGATGTTGAGTTTATAGCAGCAGGCATATCCAGCCCACCGCGTATTAATTTCAATTGACTTTTCTGCTCGGAATTAGTGTTCGGTTTCCGCTTCCCACCGAGCTTAGCAGCACCGCGCCCTAGGAGGCCGAGGGTATCGACTCCATCGTCAGGCGAGCCGGCGGGGAAAACGAGGACTTGGCGCTGGAGTTCTGCAACCCAAGCGGACCTCGGCCAGAACAATTTCCCACTACCGGAGAGCGCAACAGCCGCCTGTGCATTCGCTTCTTTGTTGCTGACAGCAGGGAGATACTCTAATCGGCAATTGACCAGGCGCTGGGCCATGCGGCGGCGGAGGGTCATTTCCATTGCCCTGCGGATAACCCCCGCCTCCGCATACCAGCACAAGGGATTCCATTTCGCCATGAGATCGATCTGCTTCTCAACCCAAATACCAGAATCTACCTGCCCGCGCCACCAATCCAAGAGATAAATAGCTCCGTCTGAGTCGATTCCTGCGATCCCGAATTCCGTCCAATCTCCCCCGTCTGGAGTAACCGCACAGTCGCCGGCTCCGATAATCCGGAGGTCTTCCGGCAGTGCGCTTCCAGCATAAACCGCAGCATCCATATCATCTTTGCGGAATAAGATACCTTCTGCAGGAGCCGGAATTTGCTGGTAGAGGCTGGACCAGGTTCTGCGATTGAGGCGGAATTGCGACCAATGCTTAGTATCGAACCACTCCGGCCAAAGCATATCCCCAGCGGCCCTATCCAGAGGATCGGTCTCGGGATGCTGACACTCAGCCTGCAAGCAGATAACTTCCCATTCGAAGCCGTCTTTGCAGGTAATGACACCGGACTCCCCAGACCAATCATCCGGAAGTATTCGACCGGAGAGGTCGTTTTCGTTCCAGCGGGTTTGAATGATAATAATCCAGCCGCCGGGGATTAGTCGGGTTTTGAGGTCGTCCTCGTAGGCTTGGAAGGTGCGCTTTTGGATTAGCTCGGAATCGGCATCCTGCCGGCCTTTGACCGGATCGTCGATAATCAGCCCATGTGCGCGGTTTCCGGTAACGCCGCCCAAGATACCACATGCGATGTATTCGGAGCCATTTGTTAAGGAGAATTTGTCCACCGCGCGGGATTCCTTGGACAGCTCAACTTGCAGCAGCCCAATAGTCTCTTCCGCTTTCAACAATTGCCGAGTCCTCCGACCCATCGTCTTCGCCAGATCATCCCCATAGGAAGCTAGGATAACTCTGCGATTCTTTTCTTTGCCGAGGTACCAGGTCGGAGCAACTACGGAAGCATAGGTGGACTTGGCCGATCCCGGCGGGGCCATTACCATCAGCCTGCCATGCGGGGTGTCCATGCAGCGTTGAATTGCGCGCAGGATTAGCTTATGATGCAGCGCTTGTTCCGTTTCGATCAGCGGGATGCGGGCAGATTCGTCAGCATCTTCGCAAGGGGAGCCGGGAACCGGAACGCGGGAAGCAAAGACCTCCACACTCTCCCGCGCGGCTTTCCTCTCCAGCAAAACAGCCGCGGCTTGTTGCTTGGTTATGGATGCTTTAGTTGCCAATCTATGCCCACCTTTTAACAAGTTTATTAAGCTCGCGCATTCTTTTATTCTGTTCGCTGGGTCGCTTAATAACTATATATTTAATAACCTCTGCCTGCGTTCCCCAGGAATTTCCAGAATAATTCGGACAGTTTTTACAAGCACTTAGTGGAAGTGTGCATGAACAAATACCCATAATTAAGCTCCTTGTGCTATTTCCATCAGCTGCTCATCACTCGCAGTCTTGACGTTGATGTTGTTTTGCACTGCCACGTTCACGGCGCGAGCGCCATAGCCCAGACTCCGTGTGCTGATCTCAAGCGCCTTAAACGCAGTCGTAACATCCCCATACTCCCCTGTCACCGAGTTCTTCTTCGCCAACTTCGCCTCAATGATATCCAAGCTCTGCATAGCCATTCCCTTCAACCGCTCTTCGAAAGTCGCCTGCAGCACCGGGGAAATGATCTCCGTTTTCCGCTCGGCCAGCCTTGCCTGAAACGCATCCGAGCAAACTATCCGGGAAATCCACGCCTGTGTGTATCCGAAGTGCTCTGCCAATTGCGCGCCCGATACGTCCGGCTTCGCAATAATAACATCTATCATTCCGTCATGGGTGTAGCGAACCCGCTCGATTGCGTTCGCTGCGGAGTCTGTTGATTGGAGAGGGAGCATAAGTACCACCGAGGTAAAGATTTGTTTTGATTAGGATCAGCTTATAGTATGGAGTCGGAACTGTCAACCCTTTTCTTTCGGGGATTCCCGTCTGGATTATTCCTCCGTAATCCCCCCGGATAATTATACCGGGATTGCTGGAATTTTGTATAGTCTGCTTCCCATTCCAGTGCGGCGAACGGGTAAAACCCGGAATTGATGTAATATTAGCTAATACTGGAGAAGATATTCCGGGGGATAACTATGCAGGTGGTGACGTAGATGCGGAGGCCTCTCCCATACCTATTCAGCAAATGCAGGGTCCCCCCCCCCGGTCCAGCAGATTGCCCTTGTGTGGCAGCTTCCTAACACGGGGATGGTTTAGATAGGAATGGTTATCGCCTAACAACTTTAGAGTATGCTGAGGGTGGTGGTGCATACATGGTGGGG